CTTTTTACAAAAAGTATGCTAAAAAGGGAGACTTTTGTGTAAAAGTCTCCCGAAGAACTAAAGTATATCCTCCATCTTGTCCGCCGCCTGCCTCGCCTCGTCCTTTGTGACGTTGTAGTAGATGTTGGCCGTCGTGGCAAGGCTTGAGTGTCCCAGTCGCTTTGCTACGTACTCAAGGGTAAACTGGCCGGACGCCAGGAGCCGCGTGGCGTGGGTGTGCCGGAAAGTGTGGAAGGAATGGCCACCGAAGTGTGCCTTGCAGTACTTCTCGAAGGCCCGGATGTCGTTGGCAGTCATCTGGCTCCCATCCTCCCGGGTGCAGACGTATGGGGAGGGGGTGTAGTAGGCGCCCCAGGCCTCTGCATTGGCCTCCTGCCAGTGTTTTTGCTTAATAAGGTCTGTCATCAGCTTTTGACCGAAGCTCACCTGCCTGTAGCTCCCTTTTGTCTTTGGGGAGTTATGCTGGCCATTGTACAGCGTCTTGCTCACGGAGATGGAGCGACCAAAAAGGTCAATGTCGGACCACTTGAGCGCCAGCACCTCTCCTATGCGCATGCCTGTATAGTATGCAATCCGGATGGGGATGTAAAGTTTGCTACCCTCGCAGTAAAAATCAAAAAGATCCTCTATCTCGTCAGGTGTAAAGACCCCCGGCGACGTGGGCGCCTCGTCAAAACGGGGGAGGGAGACGTTAGCGGCCGGATTGACTGTTAAGTACTCCCTGTTAGCTACCGCCCACTTAAAGGAGCTCCGCAGGATGGAGAGGAGGACCTTGACCGTAGACTTTGCAGATCCTTTATCCTTGAGGCCTATGAGCCAATCTTGCAGCTCCCGGGTGCGGATGTCACGGAGACGCCTTGCGCCAAAGGCAGGATTGATGTGATTAGCGGTAAGGCCCTTGTACAGATTGTAGGTGGCGGGCTTGCTGTTAACTTTGACCTGCTTCTCAAGCCATTCGGCCAGGAAGTCTCCCACAGTGATGTCCGGCGGCTTGACGTAGCGGCCTGTCTCATCCTTCTGGCGGATGTGGGCCCTGAAGGTCCTCTCCGCCTCCTCTTTGGTCATGCCGCCGTACTCTTCGTGGCGATGCCTCCCGCCGTCAGAGCCGTAGTAGGAGACGATGAAAAACCATTTCTTTCCACGCTTAACAAAAGTAGCCATAAACTCAGCTCCTTCGTGCTATAATGGAGATGGATAAGGTCATCCCCAGCATCCCCTGAGCTCTCTCTTTCCCCGGGGATGCAAAGGCGTTATCCTCCCTCGCCGGTGCTTAAGTCGCGATTAAGCACCGGCTTTTAAATTGCAAAAATTACTTTTTAACAAAAATGATATGATTTTCTTTTT